ATTGGAGCCACACCAGGAAAGAGTCAGATGAACAATTCGGGCTCAGATAAGCGCGAGCTGTTCACCATGAAGCAGGCACTTGAAAAGCCGTTCCACGACGTGATGATGAAGCCCTACCACGTCATCCTCCACTATAACGGCTGGAGCGAAAACGTGACTGTCGACGTGCCCATGCTGATGCTCACCACCCTCGATGAGAATAAGGATGCAGAGAAAGTAACCAATAATAATGAAGGCAATGGAAATAACCAAGAGTGAATTTGAGGCGATACTGAATGTTGCTACGTCCTCCCATGTGGAGGTATATGAGAAGGTGGAGCCGCATTTTACGGTTTCATATGACGAATGCAAGGCTGACGTTCTCGGAGATGTGGGAACGTCAGCCGCTGAGGGCGAGAATAATGAAAAGCTGACTGTGGCCGTGAAACGATGGGTGGCAATCCATGCATTCCTCGCCGTGTTCCGACAGCTCGACCTGGTACTGACTCCTACCGGCTTCGGCGTGGTCAGTTCCAATCAGATGGCTCCTGCCTCTAAGCAGCGTGTGGACGCCCTGATCGGCCATCTTCGTGACAGTGCGCTGCGGGCTCATGGTGAACTCCTCTTCCGTCTTTGTCATGTGGACGGTTGGGGTGCAACTGATCAGGCTAAAGAGAATATCGATACGCTATTCTACGACTTCAGGATGCTACAGAAGATGCAAGGCCCTGCGGCTTCGCATCTTGAATGGCAGGCTGCTCAGCGGCTCATCAGCGAGGCCGACGAAGCACTGCGCCTGAAGCTTAGCAACCAGTATATGGATCATCTGCTGAATACAGTACGCTGCGGCACGGTGACTGTCGCTGACAAACCGGTCATCTTCCAGTGCCGGCACATCATCAACCTCTGGATTGCCGGTGACCAGGAGGCCGTCAAACTGAAGATGCGCCGACTGCTGAACATGCTCGACGCAGATCTGGAGAAATATACAATATATAGAGATTACGGATATCCAGTAAACCATCATGAGAATTTTAAGAACACTCCGGACGCACCGGCCTACATTTTTGGCTGATGGCACGATAGACCTCTACGCCCCGACTTCGTGGAGCAAGATGACTCAGACACAGCTTCGCTATGTGCTAATGCTGCTGTCTATGTTTGACAATCTGGCGACAGTCAAAACGTATATGCTTATCCGGCTGAGCGGCATACATATCGAAGGCTATACCGTGCGCACGTCACACGATGAGCCGCAGAGCTACCGCTGCTGGTTCCGCCCGGCATGGTGGAAGCCCCGCCACTGGTTCTCTCTTGAGTCGTGGCAGGTGGAGAACATGATCCGGCAGTTCGACTTCATCGATCCGTTCGACGGCATGGATGTGCGGCTGGAGCGCATTCACGGCTGTCGGGCGGTCGACGATATCCTGGACCACTACCCGTTCGGAGACTACCTTCTGGCAGAACAATACTACCAGTTGGCAGTCAGCAGCGGCAAGCCGGAGATGATAGAGAAGCTTGCTACGTTCCTGTATGTGAAGCGTAACGGCAAGCATCCTAAGCGACTGTCACTCTCTCCTGCGGAACAGATGGGCACACTGCGCTGGTTTGCCCACGTAAAAAGCGTCTTCGCTGAGCGTTGGCCGCACTTCTTCAGGAGGGTGGATGCAGATATCGAAGAGCTGGACATTGACCTGATGGGCGCCATGGACGCACAGATCCGCGCACTTACCGAGGGTGACATCACCAAGGAAGAGACCATCAAGGCCCTTCCCTGCTGGCGTGCGCTGACTGAACTGAATGAGAAGGCCCGCGAGGCAAAGGAGTTTCACGAGAAATACGACAAGAAACCGTGATTTTTTTAACACATTGTAGCTGATATGGAAAGAAATAACGAGATTTTTAACGCATTGGCCTACTTCGAGCAGCTGGCACAGAAGAACAAACTGTGCCGGGCGAACGGCTTCAAGCCGGTCTTTTGCAGCGGCCCCGACAGCATCGAGGGTGTGATGCAGGAGTTCCAGAAGACGGCCAACTTCATTATGATCGACGACACCACCGACCAGAACCTGTACTCGGAAGGTGTCTCGTACTTCAAGCGCCGTGTATATACGGTGTTCGTCCTGGCATCCTATAAATGGGATGACATGGAAGACCGCGAGCAGAAGCTGAACCTCTGCCGCGAGATATTTTCTCAGTTCGTGCGGCGCATGATATGGGACAGGGCACAGCATGAGAATGAGGATGACGAAATCACCTTCCTCAATGTCGAGAAGGTATATTCCAAGGAGTTCGGACGCTACACGATGAACGGTGTCACGGGGCTCTACTTCATGGTCGAGAACGATGAGCCGGAATCGATGGAGTACGAGGATGAACAGCAGCTGGAAAGTGAGTGGGACATAGAGTAAGGAGGTAGCGGATGGGAACGATGTACGAACGCCTCGGAGGTCGTGTTGACGGTGTCGGCAGAAGCCGGAAAAAACACTACTTCAACGAACAGGAGATAAAACTGTACGAGCGGGAGTGGTCGAGGATGATGGTTAACATCTGGATAGAAAAGATCGTTCAACTGAACATTACAGACACTGGCGCACTTCAAAACTCATTTGAAGAACTGGTGACCACAGGAAAGGTGACTACCATCGAGCACAAGTTCCTACAATACGGAATCTTTGTGGCTGCCGGCGTCAGCCCTGCCTTTGTTTGGAAGTACTGGGCTGGCAACAAACCGAAAGGCGATAGCGGGAACACCCCACGCGAGCGCATAGGCGACTCTGGTCAACTAGAGTTCCTCGACAAATCCTACCGTCAGGAACATGGCCTTGACGAACCAAAGAAAGTCGGTCCCTCGTGGGGTGGCCGTGTGGCCGGTGGCACGCCCAAGGGCAAGCGCGACTGGTTCTTCAGGAAATACTACTATAGCATCCGTCGCCTGAACCTCACCGAATCCGAGTTCTACGGCAAGGCATACCAGGGCCTGATGTCGTCGTTCCTCGATGAGCTGTTCAGCGGCACCATCCGAAGCAACCGCTTCTAAGTATTTTTATTTGGAGGAGGAAAAGGGTAATTTTGCAGTAAATGAGCACGCTATACGATTCATATAGACAGATGTTTGAGCAGATACGTGATGAGAAACGTACTGCTGCCAATACGGCCTACCGTATCGGTACTGCATATCTTGTCCTGTTGGAGCTTATCAGGAACATGGCTGAGAACATCGGCGAGGAGTTCCTACATTCCAATGAAGAGGATGTGGCGCATGAGCTTATCAAGTTCCTGAAAGGCGCCGAGTTCGGTGCTTTCTCCGAAGGTATCGCAGGCGCATACATCAGTAAGTTCGGCGATGCAGAGTTCAGAAACCTCAAGGCACGTCTGAGGGCTACCGTGCATGATCTCATAGTAGGCACCTTCGAACACGGTGTCGAAGAGTCTGGTGCACGCATCGACGAAAAGGGAAACGCAGAGTTCGAGGAACTCATTACCAGGGCACTCGCTACCCTCGCCCAACTTGAAGTGCTCGGTGATTCCGTCTTCCACGGATCGCTTTCATCAGAGGACTTTATCAGCGGATTCCTTGGCGGAAAGGGCTGGTCTATAAAGAAGAACGAGTACACAAACACTGCCGGAGAAACAGAATACAAGTACACGTTAGAGGTTGATAACGTTACAGCCAGGGGAATACTAAGAGTATATGAGATGGTGGCAAGCCAGATGAGGGGGGAGAATGATAACGTTACTTTCTCCGCCCGAATGAAGGTCCATCATTATGATGCCAAGACAGGAAAGGTTTGGCTGGATACTGAGGGCGAGCAGCTGATGTGTGTGTTCAAAGCTGACGACTGCATTATGGTCCAGAGATACCAGCCTGGTAATACAGTCGTTGAAGGAGGTAACGGCTATATCACAAAGAACTACGAGCTGATCATCGATGAATGGGGTATCGGTGGAGAGACAAATGAGGCAGGTGAGCGCCTGGACTGGATTAAGTTCAGGAACTTTACCACTCAGATGGAGAATGGTACCGCCAGCGGTCTGATAGAGCGTGGCGACACCTTTACCCGCGTTGATAACCTCAGTGATCCTGAAAGAAAGGGTATCATCCAAATTATGACTGTCGGTGAGAACCGCCCTCATATAGACATCATCCATTCCCTGAAAACAGATCCAGATAACGCCTTAAAAGGGAGGTTGGGAAACCTCGAGGGCATCCGTCACCACCTCTTCGGTTGGCTGAAGGGATTCGGTGAATACCTTATTAATGCCTATATCGTCGGTGATGTACGTCTTAGACGCACGGGTGAGAGCCTCGATACACTCGTAGAGATCGTAAATGGGCGCCTTGCTTCAAGAATTACTGATACGGTGTACGAGCTGACAGACGATGATAATTTTATCAAAAACGCCACTTTCTCCGAACTCAACGCTGACGGCAGCCTGAAAGACTGGATAGTTAGCAATGACGATATCGGCTTCCTGACGGTTGCCGGTTCCCCCGTCGTTTCGAGTGTCGGCACATCAGTCGATGTCAGGTCTGCTGTTAAGACCATAGCGAAAGACGGGAAGATGGTGCTTCACATCGTAAACGGGAGCGTCACTCAGCTGAAGGACGTGATGAAGGTCCCAGGCACGCATAAGGAATATGACGAAGGAAGCAGCGACGAACAGACCTCTACCTATAGAGTTGTTCCGGACACGCTCTATCTTGCAATAAGACTGCTGGTAAAGAAAAACGGTATACTTTCAATAGGGTTCCCTTCAAGCCAGGAGACCGCAGGCACAGCCCTGAAATCAAAAACGGTGGTCCTGGAGAAATCCTCTGACTGGGTAACCTACCAGTGGTCCGGCACATGGGACGGGCAGACCAACTTCGTCCTTTCATTCACGGGAGAGGCCTATATCTCCTTGCTGTCGCTAACGACTGAGCCGCTGAGCACGTTCAAGACGGAATATGCCACGCAGATCAGGCAGACTGCAAGGAATATCTCTTTAATCGCTACGAAAGCTAGTTCCAACGCAACGGATATCGCATCGCTCACCATTGAAGCAACCAGGATAAGATCAACCGTTGAAAGTAATTATACCGACCTCGACGGCAGGGTGACAACAAACGCAAGTGCCATCGTACAGACAGCGACAGAAATACGTCTGGAAGTTCAGACGGTAAGCGATGACCTGTTGGGCGTTACTGGCAGGGTCGGCACGCTTGAGGTACATGATTCGTCCATCACTGCCAGGGTGACATCCGTAGAAACAACTGTTTCAACCCACAGCGACGACATTGAAGGCCTGCATGGTGACGTAACATCGATAACAAATCGTATTGGTGAGTTGGAGGTGACTGATACAAATATCACAGCTAGGGTGTCGTCAGTGGAGACTTCTACTGCACAGCATACTACAGACATCTCAGGACTGAGCTCTGACATCAGCGGTCTTGATGACAGATTGGATACTGCAGAAGACGATATCGTTTCCGTTACAACCCGTGTCGGGGAACTTGAAGTTACAGATACAAACATCACTGCCAGGGTATCAACCGTTGAGACACGATCGGCAAACAACGCAACGAACATTAGTTCTCTGAGTACGCGTGTCGGTAATTTGGAAGTTTCCGATACAAATATCTCTGCTAGGGTTTCGACTGTTGAAACGAGATCATCCAACAATGCAACAAGCATCAGTGATCTGGGTGGCAGGATGAACACGGCTGAGAGTAATATCAGTTCTGCAAACTCCAACATATCATCGCTCACCACAAGAGTAAGCAGCCTTGAATTGACGGATTCAAGCATATCCGGCCGTGTCAGTGCTGTTGAGGGCCGCGTCTCACAAATAAACGATGTTGCTGGATGGGAACAGGGTTCCACCAATGGCGAAAGTGAAGGAAAGACCTATGATCAGGTTAAGTACAATACCACTATCCGAATCAGGACAAAAGGCTATTATCCCGTCACTGCAGCTTCCGCATGTTTTTTGTCTGCATATGGTGCTGCTTCCATGAAGGTCGGCTTTGTGTATTTTAATTCTTCCAAGAAAATTTGCAGCGCGTCATGGGGCGGCTGGTGGACTGGGAGTAAGATTAGCGTGAACGCACCTTCGAATTGTGCCTATGTGGCTGTGCTTCTCGCTTATCAGAACGACAGTAATATATCCGTAAGTGATGTACTTAAGTCTGGAATCTCCATTACAAGCGACAGGGTTGTTTCAGAAGGAGAAATATCATTAATGGTGACAAAAGACAATAATGGATACATTTCCAATGCTAGCATCAAGGCAGACAACATCGACTTCACCTTCAACCGTTCCACCAACTTCGTCAGCAACAACACGACGGTGATGAGTATCGACACAAGTGGTAATCTGTGGATCAAAGGCGAATATCGTGGCGGCTCGATTACGCAGAATGTCACTATTGGCACAGGTACTAAAAAGATGGTTATTGAGCCCACATCTACAGGCGCACGTCTGGTCGGAAGAGATGGTACCAAAGATGTGATTAGTGTAGGTTTTCAGAACTACGGAAATGTCGCACCTTATCTCAATATTAACAATGGTGCAAGCGGAAACTCTTTTGCTTACACTCAGATGGACTATAATTCACTCTCTTTTGGAGCTGGCAGCTCTTATTATTTAAAGATACAATACAACAACTCTGGAAGAATCGCGATTCACGGAAACTGGAGCAGCTGGTATAAAGATACAGAGTTAAGCAACATCAGCAAAGGCGATGTTTATGTGGATGGTGACGGATTTCTGAAAGTAAAGAATTATTAATCATTCAAAATAAAGGAATTATGAAACAGGAAAAAACAAAGTCTTTCGACTTTACGCAAGTCGAGGTGGAAGTAAGTTTTGACGTAAAGAAGCTGGTAGACACCTCGAAGACCCTTGGCAACGTGATCCATCAGAACACGGGCGACCTGGGACTGGATGAGATCGCCCGCACCATATACAAAGAGGGAAAGGCAGACATCCCCGTCGACTACATCCCCGTGATTGTGGAAATTCTAAAAATGCCCCAGTCGCCTATGGCAGCAGGTGGCAAGCTTGCATTGATTGATATGTTTAACCAATAAAAAAAAGATTTTATGAAAGAAGTAGAACAAAAGAGCGTTGCTCAGTATGAAGAGCCTATTGGTTCTGATGGTGCAATAATGAAGCTTCGAATGGAAGCATGCGGGAAAAGTAAGAAAGTGTACGGCAGAGTCCTGAAAGAAGGAAAGGAAGTCGCTTTCGTGTCACGTGAAGAGGAAGGGCAAATTATCCTCAATGTCAAATCACCGGATTTGCTGAACGGCGAGGAGTTTGCGGATGTGTTCCATAAGTCCTGCAGCTGCCTCGCAGAACTTTGTGATATTGAAATTCCGGTGGTAGAATAAAGAGGGAGGGCACGGCTTATGTCTCATGAAGAGCTACAGGCATTCTATGTACAGGCTTTGCCGGGATTTCTAGAATATCTCCGGACGCACCAGTCGCGCATTGAGGATGTGGAACTTGCCACTGTGATGACGGGCATTAACTCAATGCCCGCCACACAGACATTAGGCGGTGTAGAGAAGACCGTGCGAGTACCCCTCGCCCTACTTGTTGTCGGTGTCAACGATGCAGAAGCTCTTGCACGACAAATGGCAGAATATGCCAGTGAAAAAGGCGACTATGCCAAGACCCAGGGTGACCGTGTCGATGAATCCTTAGAGGATTTGTCGGAGCTGAAGCAGAATACGAACCAGGCTGCTGCTGCTGCACTTGAAGCGGCTGGAGATGCCTCTGAGGCAGCATTGGAGGCAGATGAGAGTCGCCTGAAAGTAGAAGGAACGAACAGAATCGTTACCGCCAGTGAGGCTGATCGCTCGGCAAGATGGAGTGAAATGATGAGCCACCCCATGGTTGAAGGCGAGAACCATAACTGGTGGGCATGGGACCTCGAAACTCACAGCTATTATGATACAGGGGTCATTGCCGGAGGCAGCATCCTATACCCTATATTCGAACAGGATTTAGACGACGGAGGGCTATATATGACCTTTGCTTCAGAGCTGGAAGCAGCAAGATTCTATCAGGATGAATCTGACGGTGGCTTGTACTTCTATCCTGCCGGTGATGCTCCGTCTGTTCAACAGTCTGGTAACCAATAAAAAAATTAGGAAATATGTCAGGAAACAATGGACAAGAAACAATGAGAAGAGTCCGGATGGGATGGACTGGTTTCACCGAGGTGGAAGGAGGCTATAAATCCGACAGGGAATACCACTTCCTGGAATTCATTACCACCGAGGACAGCTGCTACGTCTCAAAGACGAACGAGAACATCGGCAACCCACTTACAGACCATACGCATTGGGTATGTATCGCCAGCGGTAAGGCTGCTACCGAAGCTGCACAGAGATGCTTGACTTTGATTAACACACTGTCAGGCATCAAAGATGCTGCAATCAGGGCGACTGAAAGTGCAAACGCAGCTACAGCTGGCGCCCGCCAGGCAGAGTCAGACGCCGCAGACGCTGCCAGTATAGCCGATATGTCTGCAGCTGCTGCCCGTTTGGCAGCCACCGCCGCAGAAGAGAAAGCATCAGAGATGGATGCCGTCATAAGTGCGTTGGCTGCAGGCTTACCACTTACTCCGGTAAGAATGGTGGTTAATGCACCTGAGTACATCAGCACTAAGAATAAACTGAACCATCGAATCGCCATCACTCTTTATCCGACGTACACGACGCAAAACGTGCTGTTCCAGCGTGTAAATGGCGAATCGTTAGCCGTAGATCCGTCAGGGAACCTAACCTTAACAGGAATAGGTGAAACGATATTCTGGGTGATTCCGACGCAAAACACAGAACTCTGGAAACAGGTGACCGTGAACGTTCGTACTCCCCTTATACGCCTGACTAGCGGAGGGAAGATGCGTCTGTCAAACGGGAAAATGAGAATTGTCTAACAATTAATATTTATCAAAATGGCATTTACAGAAGCAGAAGAGACCAAGATCAGGACAATGCTGTCCGCTTTTGAGTCTGGGGAGCAGGTTGATGACCTCCCTCTGTCGGACACAGACATGTCCGGCAAATCCATTGAAGTGTTCAACGAAAAGTCGGGAACGAGCGAGCGCATGCCGCTCGTGGATGCCGTGACACTTGCACAAGCACCCTACTTCGAACGAGTGTGGAACACATCTGTCAGCTCACCAAAAGCTGCAGCATGGGGCGGTAGCCTTGAAATGGGGCGAAACCTTCCCGACATCCTTAAGTTGGGCGGTTACCTCGTAAACAACGACCACAGCCGTCAGAAGCTCGATCCGACTACCCATCGCCGTCTCGCCACAGGTCAGGCAGCGAGTCTTGACGGATCCATGGGACATTACCAATGGGGCTGGGGGGTGAAGTGGTATTGTGCGTTCTGGAAGGCTGGAGGCCTTTTCCATGAAGCTATATCCGTCACTCCAATTCCCCACCAGTATAACTACGTGATACCCGTCGGCTCCCTTTCCGCACACGGCGTTGCATGCTTGGAGCGTGATACGCAGACCCTTGTGAGCTATTGCAACAATGACGTAAACTACCGAGGCGGCCAGAACCATTCAGACCGAGACGAGACCTACCGTACAGAACTCGGCAGGGCTGTCACCGGAATGACCTGTGAGGCGATGCGTGCCGCCGCAAGGAGAAACGGTACTGGATGGCTTTGCGGTACAATGCGCCATGCAGCAGCTGTTAAGATCCTTTTCGAGGTTATATTTGGAACACGCAACATCCAAGACACCTTCAATCCCATGCGTGACTCTGATGGATTGTATCAGGGTGGCCTTGGTGCCGGCGTCACAGATTGGACCTCCAGCGGTTGGAACAGCTTCAACGGTTATAATCCGTTCCTTCCAACAGACGTTGGCGTGGAACTGGGCGACAGCTGCGGTGTCGTTGATTACGAGGTGAAGGATGCAGAGAACAATACCATATTCACTGCACATGTTCCTGTGTTCTTTGGTCTGAAGAATCCTTTCAGCTACCTCTGGCACCATCAGGATGATGAGTTCGGACGCGTCAATGAGGATACAAGCATCACACACCTGGTCGCACCTTCCATCTATGGAACCTGGACCATCGGCAACGAGACGGGTATGATCGCTTACTCTACAAGCCCGACACAAGGCGCGGGTTATATCAAAGAAATGAGCTACGACCATCTGGAGATTTTCCCGACGATGCTTGGCGCAACCGCATCAACATATCACTGTGATCACTTTTGGAATACCAGTGGCGCTGTTTCTGGCTTCCGTCTGGTGCTGCGTGGTTGTTATGCGGGCAATGGCGACAATGCGGGGTCTGGCGATGTCTACGTGAACTTTGGTGTCACGCATTCCTATGCGTACATCGGGTCGCCTCTCTGCGAAGCAGTAGAGGAGTGGCCATTAAATCCAGTGTATGCACCTGCGGCCTAAAGGGGGCATGAGTGGCCTATGGGGAGCAGGGAAAACAAAAGTACCCGTGGCCGTCAGGCCACCCCCATAACAACCGCGAAGCGGTTTTTTTATATTTCGTTCTTTGACTTTTTTCCATATTTTATCTGATTATCAAAATATAATCCGTATCTTTGCACCCCGAAAGGTGGCCGTGCCTCTGATTCGGTGTTCTGGCTTCCGTCTGGTGCTGCGTGGTTGTAATGCGAACAATGGCGACAATGCGGGGTCTGGCGATGTCAACGTGAACAATGATGTCACGAATTCCAATGCGAACATCGGGTCGCCTCTCAACTTTAACAATGGTATGAGGTGCGGGACCTCGCCCCAAGGCGGAAAACAAACTAAAGACGGGCAGTACTGGTAGACTGGTCAACCGACCAGGCCGAACGTAACGAAGTCGAGAAAAAAAGCAGAACATGACCCTGCAAATGATCCTGTTAAGACTCGGAAATGAAAAGAAGAGGTTTTATCTCGCCTCGTATTGAGACGAAGGAGAACTTTGAAAAGGCTTTCGAAGGCTTTGCGGACGGTAAGCATAAGCGTGCTGCTGTCCGCAGGTTCGAGGCTGAACTGGAAAACAACCTTGATATGCTACTGGAGGCATACACCTCAGGCAGATGGGAAACATCAGCATATACAGAGGAAATCAAACACGAACGTAAAACCAGGAGAATTAGCAAACTCCCGGTTAAGGATCATGTGATGCAATGGGCACCACTGCTACAGATAGAAGATTTCATCTGCAGCACCTTCATCCGTAAAAGCTGCTCATGCGTGAAACATCGGGGAACGCATGATTTCGTCAATCTTCTAAGGGATGACCTAGACGACTACTCGGGCACTTACTATTATGTACAAATCGATATCCATCATTTCTTTCCCAGTATTCCCCATTTTATTATAAAGGACCGTCTGAGGGAAAAATTAAAGGATCCAAAGCTCCTCGCTTTCCTGGATGAATTCATCGACAGCTATTACCAAGGCCTTCCCCTTGGTGTCAAGATATCGCAGATACTTGCCAATTTCATCCTGTCAAAGTTCGACCACCTGGTCTTAAGGGTGTTTGACATAGACAAGGATCCAGAAAAGATGGCATACTGGCGCAGCCGTTATGTCACAGACTGCTTCCTTACCTGCAGGACTGGTGCCCAGGCTGCAGAACTGGCAAAAGGTGTAGCTTATCTTAATGAGAAATTCGACCGTTACGTCGCAAAAGGCCTGAAAGACAACTATCAGCGCTTTGCCGACAACATGGTGACAGAACATGAGGATAAGACATTTCTTCACTTGATTGTAGAAATGCAGATAATGGTACTGGCACGCGATTATTATTTAACCATAAACGATGACTGGAACGTGCGCCCTGTCTTTGACGGAGGTATCGATGTATGCGGATATGTGTCCTTTCATGATCACAGAAGACTCAGGAAGGCAAACAAACAGGAATTATGCCGGCAAGTTGCCAAATACAGGAAAAAGGGACTTTCTCCTGAGGAGATACGTTTAAAATGTGCTAGCCGTATAGGTTTTGCCATACACGCAAACTGCAACAACTTACTAAGAAAATTAGATATTAATATGGAGAAAAGACTTGGAACGGTTATAAAGAACCGTAAGGTGAACATTCCTTTCAATGGAATGCGCTACGATCAGAAACGTACGTTTTCTGAGATCGTATGCAAAGACGGGCAGGACGAAACGCCCTACAAGATTCTGCTGGTGGACTTCGTCGAGGACGATAGCACCATCGAGAAGGAAACAGTAATTGTTCAGGTTCCGGACGGTAACGGAGGAACAAAGACAGAACAGCAGACACGCCCGAAGAAACGACTTGCCATCCGATATAAGCGGATAACCAAGACATCGGTATCTGTTAATGACGAAGGCGAAGAGGTAGAGACCTACGAGTTTGAGCCGGAAATAGACAAAAAGACTGGTCAGCCGACAGGCAGGGACGCAGAATGGTACTCTTACTCCGGCAGCTCGGTACTGCTTGACCAGGCTGGCAGTGACTTTACAAAGGAGGACCTGCCATGTCCTACGGTAATAACGGAGTTCACAAACAAACAAGGGAAGAAATTCCTTAAATTTACATAATCAATGGAACATAATATCTATCAAGTCGTTTACCCGGAAAAGAAGACTTTTTCGAAGTACGACGAAAAAAACATCATCGGATATCTCAATGAAGAGATCATTCCTGACTATGTGCCGCAGACCATGGAAGGTCAGCCTGCGCCTGAGCCGAGTACCGGCTATCAATACAGCGGTAAAGAGAAGGATGGCGGTACCATTATGCCATGTTCTGATGCGAAATCATATCCTGAGGTGGCAAACGCTATCATTCGCTCTAAATTCTCAATCAGCGATGAGATGGCCATACACCGCCATCATGCAAACAATCCTGAGGAGTATGCCGAAGAATGGCGCTACTACGATGAGTTCTGCGAGTCAGCCAAACAGTTGGCCAAGCAGTGGCTTGGAATAGAATAGCCTCCTGCTTGATCTTTCATGCATTGCACCGCCATGTCGCCCATCAGTGACGTGGTGGTGTATTTTTAGTTTCCGCCTACGCTTCCTATCTTTGCAGAAAAATTTAGCGTATGGCTTTGAAGACAATAATAGCAGTCATAGGGGCTTTTCCCTGTACCATTGCAGTGAACTTACTGCAATATATATACCGCGACTGGGAATTCGCAAAATGGATATTCGTGGCCGTGGTCGTCGATACAATCGTCAGCATTGTAAAACACTTCATCCTTAAAGACCTCTCAAGTGAAGAGTTCTGGGTGAAGTTTTCCAAAAAGATATTTGTATATATCTGCCTGCTAATACTGTCGAACATCCTCACAAACTATACCGTTAACGGACATGTCGTCGGTACCACTCAGTGGATTGGCGAATACCTCTGCACGGCGATGCTGATCCGGGAAGCCTTCTCTATCGTTGAGAACGGGTGTGCCATCGTGCCGGTTCTGCCTAAGTCTTTCCTGAAACGCCTGAAGGACTTCAACGAAAAGGGCGAATATATCAACAAAAAGAAAGAGGAGGAATAATATATGCAAATCAACAAACATCAGCTCTTACGTGCGCTCGTTGGTATCGCGAAGCCTTCTGCAAAATCGCTGGATGAGTTCGTTGCGTCTTTTAACCAGTGGGCTATGGCCTACGAGATCAATAACACGAAACGCCTGGTGCATTATCTGGCACAGGTGATGCACGAGTCGGCTTGTCTCCGCTATACGACGGAAATTGCAAGTGGTGCCGCTTATGATACTGGAGCTAAAGCTATAGCCCTTGGTAACACTCCTGAAAAAGACGGTGACGGCCAAAAATACAAGGGTAGAGGTTATATCCAACTAACCGGCAGAGCCAATTATAAGGCTTTCTCTGAGTCTGATCTTTGTCTGGAAGATGTATTGAAGAATCCGGAGAGGGTTGCCGAATATCCTCTCAACCAGATGGCTTCGATGTGGTTTTGGCAAACTAAGGGGCTTAACTCTCTTGCCGACCTTGACGATGGCGGAAAAGTGGGAGAGGATATTGTTCGCCGGATCACGCTGAAAGTAAATGGTGGTCAGAATGGCATTGCGGAGAGATTATTGTATTATCGTCGTTTAAAAAAAGAATATGGCTTATGAAAACAAAAGAAAACCTTTTTTTCCTGGCATTGATCTGTCTGACTTTCGTTTGCCTGGTTGCAGCTGTTAGATTTCATCATGTCAACTTAGATCTGAAGAAGCAGGTCAACGACCTGTCTGTCGAACTGGCGCACAGCAAGATTCCCTTGCAGAAGGATACCATCCGCGACTCTATCCCTGTCGTGACTCAGCGTGTGATCGAGGTCGATAAGACCGACTACAAGCAACAGTTGGCTGACAAGCAGCTGATCAAGGACCTGGGACTGAAAGTTGACCAACTGGTTAGCGAGAATAAGATGCTACGTGAAACGCGTGACACGGTGTTCCTGAAGCCTGATAATGACAGTGTACTGAGCTACCATGACAAATGGGCTGACTTTGAGTATTGGGCGAACCAACAGCTGCTGAAGTATGCCGTGCGTGATTCTTTCGACACTTTCATCAACCGCATCTACAAGCACAAGTTCCTGTGGTGGCGATGGGGAACGAAGGGCTACCAGGTGAAGCATGTCAACTTCAATCCTAATGTCGATGTTAAATACAACCAATTCATATTGATCAAGGAATAGACTGATATTTTAGGTTAGTTTTAGTTTTAGTTTTTAGTTATTGGTAAATAGTTTCCCCTTCGCCGTCCGTGACGGATAGCGAAGGTTTTTTGTTGTTTTAGTTACATGCCTACTGTCGTATCTTTGCTCAAAATTCAAAAGGTATGGCAAACAACGAAAGGTATATCACCACCATAGAACTCAACTCCCAGCAGGCGCAAGACAGGCTTCAGGAGCTGATCAAGAAAGTCAATGAGCTGAAGAAGGCAAAGGAAGATGCTGTGAAGAACGGATCTTTCTTCGATGAAGCAAGTCTGAAGAAAGCCACTAAAGAACTCAACCAGTGGCGTGCTCAGATGCAGGGTGTCCAAGGAATACTCGACAACATCAATGACGTGACACTTGAGGATCTGCAAAAAGGACTCCGCAAGTTGAAAGCCCAGTCTAAGACAGCCCTTCCTGGTACTCAGGAATTCACGGATATCCAACAGGGGATCATCAAAATCGAGGACCGTATCAAGGAGCTGCGCAACGCCACCCGTGAAGCGAAAACGGAATCGGAACAGCTCACCATGAACATGGATCATCTGGTGAAAGTTATGCAGAACGTTAAAGGCGCCTCACTGAATGATCTCCTCTCTGCCCAAAAGATACTGGAGCAGAATGTAGCTAATGCGAAGCCTGGTACCACGTCGTATGATACGGCAATCGCACAGCTGAAGGAGGTGAAGTCACGTATCCAGGAGATAAAGGGTGAACAGCAACAGATCGTCCATCAGATAGACCGATATGATCAGGAGATAAAGGTGGCGTCTAAAGATATGGCCACCATGGAACGTGAGACGGATCTGGTCGAGAAGACCATGCGTAATCTCACCAAGGCAAACATGCGCGACCTGGAATACTCTATCAAGATCGTCAACGAACAGCTGAGAGAGATGCCGCGTGGTACCAAAGAGTTTGAGAGGATGCAGGAGCGCGCAAAGCTGCTGAGGACGGAGCTGGAGAGGGTTCGCTTTGAGGGTGCTGCACAGCAGAGCTGGCTGAACCGCACGGCTGACTTCTTTAACAAAATCCAAGGTGCTGCCATCGCTGCCATTGGTGCCGTCACAGGTCTTTCATTCACAGTCAGAAGATGTGTGGAGGCGTTCGCTTCCATGGATCAGGAGATGGAAAATGTGCGGAAGTACACTGGTCAGACCTCCGAGCAGGTCCATGAAATGAACGAGGAGTTTAAGCAGCTGGACACGCGCACTTCTAGGGAACGTCTGAATCAGTTGGCTGGTGATGCCGGTCGTCTGGGTATTCAAGGCAAGGAGGCTATCATGGAGTTCGTCGATGCTGCAGATAAGATCAATGTGGCTCTGGGTGACGATCTGGGCGAGGATGCTGTGAAGAATGTTGGTAAGCTGGCCATGTCGTTTGGTACAGACAAGACTATGGGACTTCGTGGCGCAATGCTGGCCACAAGCTCTGCCGTCAATGAACTGTCCCAAAACTCTTCTGCTTCTGCCGGTTATCTGGTGGACTTTACCGCCCGTGTTGCTGGTTTCGGCAAGCAGGTGGGGCTTGCTCAAACTCAGATCATGGGCTTTGGTGCTGTCATGGACGAGAATATGCTTCGCGATGAAATGGCTGCTACTGCCTTCGGTCAGCTGCTGGTGAAGATGACTACGGACATCGATACGTTCGCCCGTATCACTGGCATGAAGGCTGAGGAATTCAAGAAGCTCGTAACGGAGGATATCAACGGTGCTATACTGGCGGTTGCGAAGAGTCTGAAGGGACGAGACATGCAGGATCTTGGCAAGGTTTTCGACGCTATGAATCTTGATGGTCAGCGTGCGATCAGTGTCCTGGCCACCCTTGGCGACAAGGTGGATGATGTCGTGGAGAGGCAAAGGATTGCTAACGATGCCTTTGAGGAAGGTACATCGATCATCAACGAGTTCAATGTCCAGAATGAGACCGTTCAAGCCCAGCTTGAGAAACAGAAAAAACAGTTCGCGGATCTGACTGTTGAACTGGGTGAGAAACTCATGCCTATTGCCAGGTACACGATATCTACTGGCGCAATGTTGGTGAAGGCCATCATGGCACTGATTGAGTTCGTGGGGAAATACCGGACTACCATCACCACCCTCACCGTAGCTATAACTGCTCTTATAGTAAAGAAAGAGCTAGATATTGCTCTTACTAAATTGCAGGTGTTTTGGACGGATAAATTGGCTGCTGCAATTAAGAGACTGTATTTACTTGTCGTTAAAAATCCGTGGACTGCAACGGCCGTTGCTGTTGCTGCTGTTGTAGCGTGGATAGCAGATTTGACTCGTAAGTCAAGGGAAGCGGTAACTGTGACAGAAAAGTTAAATAAGATGCGTGGGGAAGCTGCCAAGAAATATGGTGAAGAAAAAGCAAAGCTAGACCTCCTCTTGGCTACAGCAAAGAATGAGAAGGCAACTCTTGATAATCGTAGAAAGGCGATTGACAAATTGAATCAAATCATTCCAAATTACAATGCGCAACTGGATATAACGACTGGCAAATATAAAGATAACGAAGAGGCATTACGCAAATATAACGAACAGCTTGCACGTAAGTTTGAACTTGAAGGTGCTGGTGAAATGCTGAGGGAAATCGGCAGTAAGGTAGCTAAAGCTCAAGTAGAGATTACACAGCTTCAGCAACAGTTGAAAGAGGCAGACGAAGATGAAGCCAACCTCTCCATGTCAACAGGTGGTGTGTATGGACGTACTAAGTCTGACGAAATACGTGAGAATCTGGCTGAGCAGAATGAAATCATTCGGCAGGCAGGTGAGGAGCGCAGAGCGATTTACGAATCATACCCTGAGCTTACAGGATCCACCAACGGTGAAACCTTGGAAGACAGGGCAAATAGACACCTTAAACAAATTCTTGATTCCCATAAAAATAAAAGTCCTCAACCTCCTGAATTCAATGATCCAAAAGCTGATGAGAAGGCACGGAAAGCTGCAGAGGCTGCAGCTAAAAAGGAGGAAGCACGCAAAAAGAAAGAGCTTCGAGATAAAAACAACGCTCTGAAGGCTCAAACAGAAGCAGAGCTGGCTATTGTCACCCAGAGGTATGCTAAAGGTGAAATCGACTACAGAACTTACGTTGCTGAGATAAACCGCATACAGTTGGATGGTTTCAATAAGCGTATGGCCATTTACGAGGAGGAATCGGACGAATACAAGAAACTCCTGAATGACCGTGAGCAGTTTGCCCTGCAGGCACAAGAGAAACAGGAACGAATGAGTCTGCGTGCCGTGGAGCGTGAGCATAACCAGGTGAGCATAGACATCGAGAGATCCTTCTACAATCCGGATAGCAAGAACTATATGAACGAGGGTGCTACCAATGAAGCACAATACCAGGCAGACATCAAGTATTTACAAAAGAAGGCTGAGCTCTATCGTAAAGGCTCTGAGGAAAGGGCAATGATAGAGGAGGAGATTGAAGATAGGGAAGGACTGCATAAACTCGAGAAGGAGCGCCGGTATAACGAAATGCTCCAACAGCTGCGCGAACAGTATCTCAATATGAGCAATGAACAGCAGCTGCAGATTGCACTTAACGGTCTTGATGAGCTGTATAGTCAAGGGCTCATTAAAGAAGAGGAGTACCAGAAGGCAAAGATGGCCATCCGAGCTCAGTTCTCCAACAGCATGACACCTGCAGAAGAAGCACAGAAAGCGGGAGGAGATGCTTTGAAAGTTGCATCCGACAACGCTAAGAAGGATGTCGGTAATAACGTCCACATCCCCTTCGCCGGTGCTGTTATGCAGTATGCATCCACTATGGAGCAGCTGAAGGGCATGTACGAAAAAGACGAGATCAACTACGAAACATACCAGGCTGCAAAGACACAGGCAACTGCGCAATTCTGTCAGGAGATGGCCAGCCAGTTCCAGGCTGCCTACAATTCCATCAACCAAATCATGTCTGCTGCCAGCTCCCTTTATGCTGCACAGGCTGACTACGAGACTGCCGTTGTCAGGAAGAAATATGAGAAACAGATAGCTGCTGCTGGAAATAACCAAAAGAAGGTGAAGAAACTTCAGGAGAAACAGCAGAAAGAAGAAGCCGCCATCAAGACAAAATATAACAAAAAAGCAGTTAAAATCCAGATTGCTCAGGCCGTTGCTTCTACTGCTCTATCTGCCATTAACGCATATTCTTCTGCTGCCCAGGTTCCTTTTGTCGGCTATATTATTGCTCCTATTGCAGCAGCTGCAGCTTTGGCTGCTGGCATGATACAGATCGCCGCAATCAAAAAGCAAGCCGAAGCACAGGAAGCTGGTTACTATGGCGGCGGTTTCACAGGTGGCAAGCGTTACAAGAAAGAGGCTGGCGTGGTGCATGAGGGTGAGTTCGTGGCCAACCACCAGGCTGTAAACAATCCGGCTGTTCGCCCGATGCTCGACTTCCTGGACAAAGCCCAGAAGAACAATACCGTCGGTTCTCTGACCGCTGATGACATCTCTCGCCAGCTGGGGCAGGGTGGCAGTGCCGTTGTCGCTGCTCCCGTCGTAAACGTGCAGACCGATAACGTGGAGCTTCGGGATGAGCTGAAACGCTCCAGGGAGGTGAACGAGCACCTGCTGAGGGTGATCGAGGAAAAAGGCATCAAACTGGATTTCCCTCTTGACACCTTCCACCGTAGTTACAAACATTTTCAAACACTTAACGCACGATGATCTGTTGTTATGTTAATGGTAAAAAGTGCTATCCTCAAGCGCAGAATAGCATTAAAGTGACTCTGCAGAACCCTTACGTCAAGGATGGTGACGAGAAAACAATGGAGGTTACTTTCAACATGGCCATTCCCGAAAACCGGATGGTATTCGGCGCTCTAAACCGCCTTGACACCTCGTTTGTGTGTGATGATTTCGAGGACTGCCGTCTGGTGGCCGACAATATGGAGGTCGTAAGGGGCGTTGGTACCGTCACGTCGATATCGGAATCTGAAGTGAAACTGCAGATCCTTTCCGGAAAGTCTTATCTTCGATACAAGGCTGAGTTTGACAATATATATATCGACTCGCTGGATTATGGCGAGGTGCTTGAGAGGCATAAGCCGCTGGCCGCAGGGAAATACGTCAACACAAAAAAGCTGGATTTTGTGTCGGAGATTAGCAGGCAGGGTTTCATCGGTGATCCTGGTCGGTACGTTTTCATGCATGCCCATGACGAGGGCGCTGACGTTTGGGTGAACGCACCTGCCTATATCTATGGTCTCGAC